TTAACCCCAATACAACAAACATTAAAAGATGTAAATGATGCTTTTAAATTTAAAGGTCAAACTAAAAATGCTTTAGCTTCTGAGAAAATAGACGAAGCAAACAAAGCCATTACAGCATGGAATAAATTAAATCCTGCTGAATATCATACCCCTGAAGGTTTAGATGCATTAAAACAACAAATTGGTGGCATATTAGAAAACATTGATTTTAAGAATACGGCAGCTAGAAAAGCTGTTGGCGATATTTATTCATCAATTAAAACAACAATTAATAATCAAGCACCTGAATATTCTAAAGTGATGAAAGATTATCACGAAGGTTTAGATACTATTAATGAGATTAAACGTACATTTAGTCAAACAGGTAAAGCTGCAACTGATACACAAATGCGTAAATTACAATCTTTAACAAGAAATAACGTAAATACGAATTATGGTGGTCGTTTAGATCAAATGAATACGTTAGAACAACAAGGCGGTAAAGAAATTATGCCTGCACTTGCTGGTCAAGCATTAAATTCAGCTATGCCAAGAGGATTAGCAGGGCAATTAGGTGGTGTTGGATATATTGGTGGTGCTGCTTTAACAAACCCAATGGCATTACCTGCTGCTGCGTTAGCATCGCCTCGTTTGATGGGTGAAGCTGCATACTATACAGGTAAGGCTTCAGGATTAATGCCACCAAATGCAAAAGATTTGGCTAGAGCTTTGATGTTACAACAAACAACGCAAGGAACACAACCATGAGTCGCAACGGATCAGGAACGTATAACCTTCCAAGTGGGAATCCAGTAGTCACAGGAACAACCATATCTTCAACATGGGCTAATAATACACTAACAGATATTGCTACTGCGTTAAGTGGTTCTATTGCAGCAGACGGTCAGACAACGATTACAGGACCATTGGTCGGTTTAAATAGCACAGTTACATTTGGTGGCACAGGTCAGATTAATTTACCTATAGGAACGACTGCACAACGATCAGCTTCACCATATTCAGGAATGATTCGTTATAACACGACTTATGGTCAGTATGAAGGATATTACAATTCTGCATGGGGTCAAATTGGTGGTGGTGCAACAGGCGCAGGTGGTGACCAGGTATTTCAAGAAAACGGTGTAACTGTAACTACAAGCTATACACTTACTTCTAATAAAAATGCTGTGAGTGTAGGGCCAATTAGCGTAAATAGTGGAATTACAGTAACAATTCCTTCAGGCGCTCGCTGGGTAGTATTATGATGAACGCTCACATTTATATGGTTACCAACAACTTAAATGGCAAGCAATATGTTGGTCAATCAACTATTGAAAAAAACAAAGTTGGTCATGGTCAACTTATAAAGTTAGCTTACGATAAATATGGTAAAAATAATTTTACATATAATTCAATTTGCAAAAATATAATTAGTAAAAACACATTAAATTATCTTGAGCGATTTTGGATTAAAGTTATTAACACTCAATCGCCTAATGGATATAACTTGGAAGAAGGCGGTTCATCAAAAGGTAAAATGGCTGAATCAACTAAAGAAAAATTAAGAAAAGCAAATTTAGGCAAAAAACATACAGAAGAAACCAAAGCAAAAATGGCTATTGCTAGTACTGGTAAATTTCCATCAGAAGAAACTAGAGCAAAATTACGAGAAATTAGAAGTAAACAAAAACCTCCGATGCTTGGAAAAAAATTGAGTGATGAAACAAAGAAAAAATTGTCAGATATGAAAATAGGTGAAAAAAATCCATTTTTTGGCAAAAAACACTCAGAAGAAACAAAATTAAAATTTAAAGATAGACCTGTTGCAAAACCATGGCTAGGCAAAAAATTTAGTGATCAACAAAAAGCACATCTAAAAATCGATAAAATCTGCCCATATTGCAGTAAAATAGGCAAAGGAAATGCTATGATTAGATGGCACATGGATAACTGCAAAAGTAAAGGATAAATCATGGGTTCATTAGTTCTTACAGGCGATACTAGCGGAAGTGTAACGGTAGCCGTTCCTGCCGTTGCTGGTACTAATACGGCAACATTTCCTGCTGCTACAGGTACAGTTATGGTGGCTGGTAATATGCCAGCGTTTAGAGCAACTCAAGCAACAGGTACGGCTATAGCAAATACAACATTTACAAAAGTATTATTTGATACTGTAACATTTGATACCAACTCAAATTTTGCATCTAGTAGGTTTACCCCAACCGTAGCAGGATATTACCAAGTAACAGGTATTGTTAGATTTAGTTTGGTTTCAGGAAATTTTACTTCACCTTATATTTATAAAAATGGTGTGGCATATCAAGGAATGGAAGGTTGTGTTCAATCTGCAACAAACGATATTTCAGGAATTGTAACGTGTTTAGTTTATTGCAATGGCTCAACTGATTACATTGAGTTTTATGCTTATCAAAGTTCAGGTGGCTCTAAAACAACAATAACTGGCACAACCAATACTTCTTTTTCAGCAACTATGACCAGAGGTGCATAATGTACGACAAAATAATGAAACTCTACCCTAGCCTTACAGACAAAGATTTTATGACTGTAATTACACTTCAGAACGATTCAGATGGCAAAGGCGATTACATAGCCAAGTGGGAACATCCTACATTAGCCAGACCAACCGATGAGGAGTTAGCATGAGCGTTACGATAAATGCAAGCACGAGTGCAGGTCTAGTAATGACATCAGACTTGAGTGGTGTACTTACGCTACAACAAAATGGAATTTCACTTCCTAATGGTGGTGTAGCTCCTGCGTTTAGTGCTTATCAGAGTGCGTCAAGCCAAACATTATCAGCTTCAACAAACACAAAAATAACATTTGACGCAGAAAACTTTGATACTAACAACAACTTTGCTTCTAGCAGATTTACACCAACTGTAGCTGGGTATTATCAAATAAATGCTTGTGTATCAGTTACTTTAGCTACAGGATATGTATCTATTTGGAAAAATGGTTCAGAAAATTTGAGAGGTACGCAAGTATCTGTTGGACCTGGCGTCAATGTTGGATTTACTGTTACAGGATTGGTTTATTGTAATGGCAGTACAGATTATATTGAAATATACCAATCTAATCAAACAGTATCATCTGCAACAACAAATAATAATCAAATTTTAACTTGGTTTAATGGCTGTCTAGTGAGAGGTGCATAATGTCAATGGTCATTGATGGAACAAACGGTTTAACATTTAATAACGCTACTACTCAAAATAGTGGTGGTAAGGTGTTGCAAGTGGTTAATGCTACTTATAGTACTTCTACAACAACAACAAGCACAACATTTGTTTCTACCAGTTTTACGGCAACTATAACTCCTTTATTTGCAACAAGCAAAATATTAATTTTATCAAGAGTTCCTTATAGAAATTACGGTGGAGGTGGTGCTGGTTCATGGTTAGGTGGAATGAGCTGGTATAGAGGCGGTAGTCCAGTTCAAACAACTGCAAATTATGAAGTTGGAGCAAATTCAATTATTGATAACAGAGGTGTTTCAACTCAAATCTTATTAGATTTTCCTGCTACAACTTCTTCCACAACATATACATTATATATTGCTGCAAATGGAGGAACTTTTTATATTACGGATGCGTCTAGCGGACCAATTGCTAACGTAATTTTAATGGAGATTTCAGCATGATAGATATTCATCAAACAATTTACGCACTCAATCCTACTGTCGTAACTATTCGTGGTGATATTGCTTATGATGCAGACGAAAACATTGTTGAATACGACATGGCACAAGCAGAAGCTAAACTAGCAGAAATGCAAGCAGAAGAAATTGTTAAACAAGAAGCACAAGTAACTGCAAAACAATCAGCAATGGCAAAGTTAGCCAAACTTGGTTTAACTGAAGATGAAGTAAAAGCTTTATTAGGTTAATTATGGGTGAGATTGATCTTGTGAAAGTAGGTGTTATGTGGCAAAAGATGGAAACTATGGAAAAAGAAGTTTCTGAATTGCGTGATGATGTTAAAACATTGTTAGCACTTGCCAATAAGTCTAAAGGCGGTTTATGGGCAGGCATGATGATTGTATCTGCTGTCAGTTCTTTAATTGGATTTATCTCTCATTATGTGGTGGCGAAATGAGTTTTGATCCTATATCCGCAGCCTTAGATTTAGGCAATACTTTAATTAATAAAATATTTCCTGACCCTGCACAAGCAGATGCTGCTAAATTAGAATTACTCAAACTCCAACAGTCTGGCGAATTAGCCACAATGACGGCTCAGACTGACATCAACAAAGAAGAAGCCAAGAGTGCATCTTTATTTGTTTCAGGATGGAGACCATTTGTAGGATGGGTAAGTGGTAGTGCATTTGCATTACATTTCTTATTATTGCCAGTATCTAACTTTATTTTAGTAGCAAACAATCATAAAGAAGTTGTATTAGCGTTTGATATGCAAACATTACTGACAGTTCTTATGGGTTTACTTGGGCTTGGCGGTATGCGTAGTTACGAAAAAGTAAAAGGTGTAACAAAGTGACAGTAAAAGACCATGTAATGCTTATTGCAGCATGGTCATTAGTGGCTGTAGTTGTTTCTATGTTACTCATGTTTGCATATGGTGTGGTAGACCCTAATTTTGATACAGATAAAGTATTTGCAATTATTGGCCCTGCATTTCAAACCATTATTGGTGGATTTATTGGGCTTATTACAGGCATAAAAATAGGTGAATCAGATGATACAAAACTTTGAATACTCTTTAGCCCAAGTATTAAAATCTGAAGGTGGATATGTAAATAATCCTAAAGATCCTGGTGGCGAAACAAACATGGGAGTAACCAAAGCGGCTTGGTCAACTTGGTTAAAAAGACCGATTGCTAATGGTGAAATGGCTAAACTTACTCATGCTGACATTATTCCATTTTATAAAGCTTTGTATTGGGATAAATCATACTGCAATCAATTACCCACAGGGATTGATTATATGGTGTTTGATGCATCGGTAAACATGGGTGTAGGTCAAAGTATTAGACTATTACAAAAGTCGCTAGGATGCGTTGCTGATGGTGTAATAGGTAACATTACAATGAAAGCCATTAATGATGCAGATGTTAAAACTTTAATTGATAAATTATCTGCACAAAAAGAAATGTTTTATAGATCACTTGGAACATTTGCTACTTTTGGTAAGGGCTGGCTTGCAAGAGTACAACAAGTCAAGCAAACCGCCCTATCTATGTTATGACTTATAGTATTTCCATTTTTCTAAGAAATATGGGTTTTTACTAGGTCTTACAAACCCAAAGCGTTCCCACGTTTTGATGACGTTTGTAGCCTCTGGTTTAACCCATACAAATCGTTGCTGATCAAATATCTTTGCTAATGTCATTTCGGTTCTCCTACGCATTTATAAAGTTTAAATTCTTTGCTTTTGTGCCATTTGTCTAAAATCGTATAACCGTTTCTACGCAGTTCTCCAACCCTAGTTGACAGTTTCATACCACCACCAGCAACAAACGCATCTAATGGGCTTATCCACCGTTTCTTGGCTAGTTTTACAATGATCTGATGTTGAGTCATGTTAATTTCCTTTTGTGACATTCATGAATAACTTCTTTAGGTACATCTACAGCCATCGGATATGATACATACCGACAATCGTAAATCTGTTTAGATTGCAACTGTGAAAGATATATTACAAAGCCACACATAAACGTGGCTAAGAATATAGACATAGTTTTCATTTAGTAGTGCCTCCCAATAACTTAGCTTCAAGTTCTCTAAGTCGATGAGACATTTCAAAAAGCAACGACTGGGCTTTTTCTAATTCAGCCATTGCTTTTTCGTAGTTTTCTTTCCAATATTCAAGTTCATCATTCATCTAATTTTCCATTCTCCCAATCTAATTTGGCTTGAATTGCTGCGTGTTCTTCACGAGATTTGACAGAAATACACCAAAGTAATCTACCAAGTTTTTCAAAGTCTTTAGACCTTAAATATTCTTCAATAGAGTTGGCTTCTTCAATTGTTGCTGAGTTAATATCTTCTACCCAGTTTTCAAACAAGGTATGGTCATAATCAGAATTATCTCGCAACAAATCTTTAGCACGTTCTTCAATAATATCTTCTGCCGCTGCGTAGCGTTCTGCCTCTGAATCTGTAGTTAACCAAGAGTCAAAGCTTGTGCCTGTGGACATAATGTTATATAAGCTCATTTTGCCTCCATATCAAAAGCATCAATTAAAGAATTTGTTAATCGGTCAAGACGTTGATTCCACAACTGGGAATCTGCATCTACTGGCCATGTGATCATGTGTCTTTTGACAGCATCAATAGCCAAATGAAAACATCTTTCGTTTTCTTCTTTTATTGCAGCATTTTTAGCAGCTTCTGCTATATCTTCTAGCATAAATTCCATTAGAATCCCCTTACAATAATCCAACAAACCAATGCTGGGCCAAATACTACCATTGCACCTACTACTGCTTCTAAAAATATACGCATTTTATTTCCCTTTAAAATGATTAATGAATACAACAATTACAGAATAATTAAGTTTTGTTAATAATACAAGTAAGTACATTCCCTAAGTTGCAAAAATAC